GTCGAAACCGTTTCCAGAGTCGCTATGTCGACATCATCTCCTAATACTAGATAATCCTTGTACCACTCCACCCGTGAGGTTGCTTTATGATGAGCAAACTGCACTAGTGAATGGTGCACCAAGGCCATTGACGCCCAGGAAGACAGAGCTCCCATCGGCTGTCCGGTACCGTATCGGACTTTCTGTGGGACCTCTTGACCCTCTTCTACCGGAAGGTAAAAGTCGCGGTCTGTGAGAATTGAAGCCCACCGATCCACTCTCTCCCTAGTTAGACTAGGCTCCTCTCCTTCGGCTCGAAGGATTGGATATAACACTGCTTTATACAGTGCAAGAGGGATTGAATCGGTTGCAGTTTTAAGGTCGAAACTCCAATGGGGACTTAAGTCCCTTTCGAAGTATGCCTGAACCACTCCGTCCTGATCAAAGGTCGCGTCGTTAGACGCGATACCTTTAAGCAGGGTGAAGAGGAATTCATGCACCGGCTTTAAAGCTACTTGGGTCCAATAATCACAGATAGCCACGACTCGCACTTTTCCGGCTGGCTCATCTATTGTGTGTAGTCGACTGAGGATCGGTTGACCGCCTCTTAAAGCTGTTGCTGGCGTAAGTCTCATCGCCATGAGGAGTCCGTTGGCTGTTAAGCCACCAGACTCCGGCACCAATGGACCGTAAGGTTTGTTGGTACTTTCAGAATCATGGAAACCCTCCCTATGGGCACTCAAAGACGGCGTCTCTGAATGTTCAATAGAAAGAGCTTCCATTATCTGAACCATGAGGTGATCCTTATGCATAGCAAACCACTTGAGAACGTGGTTCTCAGGTGATTCCATCCAGGCCTTAGCATCTAAAAGTGCTGAAGCCGAAGACGGACAACTAAAATTGGCGCCAGCTGATCGAATCAGTGTGCCAAGGGCAGACTCATACTCGAAAGTAGGCAGCTTGCCCGCTTCGAAATGAGTAGCAAGGAGTTTCGGAAAAACTTCTGAAACAAATTGCTGGTATTCGACCCAAGTTTGGTTCCCCTCCAATACTGGATGAGGAGCAGTAATTGACGCTGTAGAGAGCTTAGGGTGCTTAGCATCCATAGCTCGATACAAGTTCAGAATCGAAGCAATAACCCGTATTACGGGGAGATTACCAGATCTGATCATGTCTCTTAAAGCCCTTGGCCAGTACGAAGGAAGACCATTCGTAAGTCGGATTCCCCAGCCGATGGCAACGCTACACTTGATAGGATTGCCAGACATAAATGAATAGAGGACGAATAAAGCAGTTTTCAAATGCTTTATAGCGCCCATCTGTCCATTATGCAAGATGAGGTTCGAGAGATGTCGGGCCACGTGGTGGAGCAATTCGTGGAATCCTCCCGAATTCTTCACTTCCGTGTAGTGTAGGAGCTCACGCCCCCACAACATCACGGTCCGTACGATCGTTTTAGGATCCTCGGAGACCATAGTCGAACCTGAGACAGCTGAAACGCTTTTCCGGACTTTCGATCGAAAGTCTAGAAAGGTTTTCCAACTAGCTCGGGACGATTTTGACCACTTCGACTCAAATCCCACCGGAAGGGGGGAATTTTGAGAAGAGGTCTTGTCTTTTTGGACAAGTCCAACAGGATCTGGAAACTGTACGGACGGAGTGGCTATGACCATCAGTGTCAAATCGTTAGAAACGCAGGTTCTACCTAGTGATAGGTAGTCTGCCTGGTTCAAGTAAAGTAGACTTGTGGGACTAAAAGGATCCACGACCACGTATGGTCGCGTTTCCCATAGATCACGGTCTACTAGAACTAGCCAGTGCGCAACTGCTCTTAGAGCAGGGCGAATCGCTAAGATTTGCTCCCGCGTCATCTCGGTTCCACTGATAAGGAACTTATCCTGTTGAAGGACAAAAGATGATGAAAAGGAACGAGTTAGTATGAGCATAATTGAAAGTATTTCAGTTTGTTCAGAAGGCTCGCTACCTGCCTTTCCCGATTCGTAAGATTCCGAGTCGGGTGGCCAGGCCGTGAATGTCTCGAGTAGACTATCGCGGTTTGCGTCACCAGAGGTCAGGTTGTTAATCTGACCGACCGACGACTCCTCCTACGATACCTCATCTGGCTGATGTCTTAACCACGTTGATCCTCGAAAGGGGTTTCGTTTTGGATCAGCTAGTCCTTTCCTGCGACGTAGACGTAAAACTCTACCCGCAACTAGGCCTATCTGCTCGCCTCATCACCCCAGCCGGCACGCCATTTAATTAATACCAGGTACATTATCCCTGGGTTGGTCATTTGACGTACACCTGTAGGTGTGATTGAGAACAGAATGAAATGTACCTTCCGGTACACCCCCTCTTCGGACTAGTATGCGAATAAAGTATTTACATCCAGGGGCCGGGTCCTTGAGTGGATGCCCGTCGGGCGACCACTTGTGACCAGTTCCGGAGCTAGCTTTTAACGTGTCTAGACCTAATCAAATAGGTCCGGACCGTTACCGGCTAGTAGTAAAGCTTTTAGACATAGACATCAGCAAACAGGATTCGTCCATTGTGATCCGAAGGCAATGGAAAACCATACCAGAGGACAGCACCGCCCACGTGCGGTTAAACACGTGAAACGATGGTAGGCTGGGTTAATGCCGTTCCCCTCGCAAGAGGGG